TTGCATTTGATTATAGCGAGTATTCGCCTCAATTAGCGGCAGCATTAGAGCGACATGCTTTAAACATGGAGGGCTTTACAAAGCGATACGCTTCAGGCATGGGCAAGGAACTTGCAGAGGCAAGAGCAGAAATTCATGCCGAAAAGCAGACAGGTTGGGAAAAGTGGGTAGAGGGTAGACTAGGAATATCAAAGCGATGGGCAAATAAAATCATTGAGCAATATGAGAAAGAAAAATCGGGAAGTTTGTTCCCGATTTTCAATCATCCTAATGTGTCAATTTCGGAGCCAGCAATCCAAGAGCCGAGGCGAGAGATACAAACTCCTGTAAGATATGTAACCGATGACTCTTCTCAAGATATGCCATTCCTAGATGAATACTCGCAGATAGATGAATATGAGACTGAGCAGGAATTTACACCTGTGGTATCGAAAAGCGCATCGCTTACCGCTCTTCAGTCTAGTGACACTAACGAATGGTTTACCCCCTGGGAATATATCGACGCTGCAAGACAACTTATGGGAAGCATTGACATTGACCCTGCCAGCAATGAGTACGCCAATCAGGTAGTACAAGCAACGACCTATTATGATATCAACACCGATGGACTAGCACATGATTGGCATGGTAACGTATGGCTCAATCCTCCTTATGGCTTCACTGACGGCAGAAGCAACCAAGAGATATGGACTCATCGACTTATTGACCAATTCACTAGACAAGTCACAAAAGAAGCCGTGTTATTAGTCAACGCCAATACCGAAGCTAAGTGGTTTAAACCTCTCAAGCACGACTTTCTTATATGCTTCACTGACTACCGTATACGCTTCTATAACACTTCTGGAGAGTCTAGCCAGCCAACGCAAGGCAACGCACTTGTGTACTTTGGGCATCAACGTGAGCGATTTATTGAGATATTCAGTAAGTTTGGCGATGTGATGGAGAGGGCTAAAGCAGATGAATAGTGGCAGGCGAGCAAATCATAACGGCAAAGGACTCGAGAACTTCCTCGCTGGCAAACTAGAAGAAAATGGCTTTATCTGGTGCAAGGATAGTGCATGGCTTTATCGAAACAGGGTAAGTCTCAAAACCAGGATGTACGCTAAACAAGTGTATGTTGGCCTGGATCAGTATGGTGATAAGCGGATTGTTGACTTCTTCATTGTTGATAATGTCATTTTTCCTAAAAGCCATATATGGGAAGCTAAGTGGCAACAATCCGCAGGATCGATAGATGAAAAGTTCGCTCATCTTCGAGACACTATTCGACATACGGGCATTCCAACTACTGTCATTGTCGGTGGAGGTGGATGCAGGCCAAACCGTTTGGAATGGTTCAAGCGACAATCTGACGGGCGTGTTTTCTGTGCTGTCTGGACAATGGAAGAGTTGCAGATAGCGGTAAATAATGGCTTTTTACATGGCGGCGATCCTGGTTCAATGCCTACCTTAGATCAGGATATAGAACAGTCCAGTTTATGGGATGAAACAGCATGACAGTAGGCACGCTTCAATCCACCATCAAGGAATACCGCGCACAACTCTTGCAGCGTCAGCAGCAAGCGCAATTCGCACTTGAGCGTGCCTATCGCCAAACCTTGCAATCGTTGCAACCTGCACTCGACAACCTGTACAACCAGATTGAGGATGTGCAGAGCCAGGGCGAGGAGATACCGCCATCGTGGCTATACGAGCAAAAGCGGCTTGAAGCTATCCAGTCGTTGATACAAGGCCAGATTGACCACTTCGGCGCACTGGCGCAAATGCAAACAGGCCAGATGCAACACTACGCCGCTCAGTTAGGCGTACAGAGCGGCATGGCGGCGCTTGATGCAACGGTGCCAACTGGCGTCAATTGGTCGTTTGGCGTGCCTAGCACAAAGGCCATAGCCGACCTCGTCGGTGCCACACAAAAAGGCTCACCGCTCAACGACCTATTCCAGGGCTTCGGTGCCGAGGCTGCCGACGGCGCAAAGAACGCTTTGATATCTGGCGTCACGCTTGGCTACAATCCGCGCCAGATCGCGCCAATGGTGCAAGGTGCGCTTGACGTTCCACGCTATCGAGCCTTAGCGATTAGCAGGACTGAGGGACTACGAGCCTACAGGAGTGCAAACCTGGAGACGTTCAACGCCAATAGCGATGTCGTGCAAGGCTGGATATGGCAATGTGACCTATCACCGCGCACCTGCGCCGCTTGTATCGCGATGCAAGGCACCGAGCATGATTTGTCAGAGGACATGGCCTCACACGTGAACTGCAGGTGTGTGCAAATCCCGAAGACGAAAGGGTGGAATGACATTCTAGGGCCGCTTGGTATCGACACGTCCGACCTCGAAGACACAAGCCCTGATATCGTTGACGGCTCCGATTGGTTTGCTAACCAGGACGAGAGCACGCAACGCGCCATACTTGGCAATGCGAAGTATGAGGCATGGAGCAATGGCGATTTCACCCTCTCGGATGTAGTCGGATACAACCATGATAAGCAGTGGGGAAAGTCGGTGTATGAGAAGCCTCTAAAGGAGTTAGTCAATGCTTGACCAGATACTCTACCCGCAACTCGGCGTATTCGTCACGCCTGCTGGTCTCACGGTGCGCGTCATGGTCATGCCTGGCGTGTTTATCAGTTTCGATGTGGACAACCAGACGTTTGACGAGGCCATCATAAAGCGGCTGACATTCAAAGCGCAGGAGCAAGCGAAAGAACAGGAGGCAGTAAATGCGACTCAATCGGTATAACTACAAGCGGCGTATTCGTATCCAATGCCTTGACGATATGCCATCACCACACGAGACGATTGTAACCGATATCGAGACAGGCGAGAAGGTTGACAACATTACGCACATCTCTATTCAGATGGATGCCAAACTCTTGCATATGGCGCAAATCACGTATGTAGAGTATGACGAGCAGAGGAAGATAGTAGAGAAAGATCATCGGCCAGTTACAGGTACATTCACAACGAGCGAGTTTGACGTCGATGTATCAGCATTGGAGTTATAGCAATGAGTCGTAAGTTCATCCACGTACCGCAGAACCTCGGCGACCACGTTGCCGATCTCGTCGTATCCGGCATGGGGTCATGGCGCTTCATTATTATTCAGAGCGTCATTGTAGCGACCTGGATCACCTTAAACACGCTAGGTTTCATCGTCTTTAAGTGGGATATCTACCCTTTTATCCTCTTGAACTTATTATTTAGCACGCAGGCCGCATATGCCTCGCCTCTCATCCTCATGGCATCGAACAGGAGCGCCGCTAAAGACGAGATTAGAGACGACCTGGAGGCAGCCGAGGTGAAAGAGATTTACGATTCTCACCGTGTACTCGTCGATCTGAGCAAGCAAGTGCTCGACCTGGAGCATCAGCAGATCGGCATGTTGCACGCGCAAAATAACATACTCGACCAACAAAACACGATACTCGACTTACTGAAGGAGAAGACATGGCAGACACCAAGAAAAGCGGAAGTTTCAAAGGCAAATCCAACAAACTAGGGCATGGTGGACGAGCCGCGCAACTCAAAGCCAAAGGCGTACCGGGCGGCGTGATAGGCAACATCGCACGCTCGAAAGGCGCTGCACCAGGAGGCCCAAATTATCATGGCGGCAAAAAAGGCAAATAGCCTTGACATACGTTCTAAGGAGGGCTTATAATAGATGACAACAACACCAACACCGGCTGGAGGCCAGGCGCCGCCAGAAGGTGATACCTCAGGCCAGGAGCCTATAACAACACCGACTAGCGGCCAGGAGCCGAAGTCACAACAAGACCTCGAAAAGATCATTGCTGATCTGCGCCGCGAGAATGCAGCCAACCGTGTCAAGGCCAAGGAGTTTGAAGACCTCCAGAAGAAGCTAGAGACCGATAAACTCTCAGACATGGAGAAGCTTCAGAAGCAAGTCACCGACCTGCAAAAGCAATATGACGCCGCACTCGCAGAAACGCAATCCTTGAAACGCAATGCTGACATCACCAGGGCTGCCGACAAACTCGGCTTCGCTGATCCTGAAGACGCCTTTAAGTTCTTAGGGCAGTTAGGCGATGACGCAGACGTAGAAGGCTTGCTCAAAGACTTGCTCAAGAACAAGCCATACTTAGCAGGCCAGCAACGACCAAGTAGCGGCGGCGCAACCAATCCATCGCGATCTCAAAGCAGTAGCTCAGGCGAACTCTCCTGGGAGATACTAGGGAATATGAAAGCGGATGAGTATAACAGACGCCGCGCAGAGATCAATCGATGGATGGCACAGCACCCGCCTGAACGTGGCGCAGGGCTGATTAAGTCGTAACAACTCAATTATTGTCTTTTATATCTCTACCTGAGCGCCTTTAGAGAGACGTTGAGGCAGGGATGATAGGAGCTAGTAGCTTTGTCACTTTCTAATTTTATACCCCAATTGTGGAGTGACACCCTGCTCGCAGCCTTGCGCCGTAACCTCGTGTTCGGCCCATTGCTGAACGACGACTACCAGGGCGAAATCTCCCAATACGGTGATACCGTGCGTATCAACGCCATCGGTGACATCACCATCTCCAGTTACACCAAAGATACCGACCTAGCCGCAGCTGCGTCCTTGACCGACGCGCAGACTATGCTTACCATCAGCCAGGCCAAATACTACAACTTCGAGATCGACGACGTAGACATGGCGCAGGCTCATCCCGAGGTTATGACCGAGGCGATGTCGTGGGCTGCGTACAAGATGGCACTGACCATCGACCAATACTTCCGCGATTTCTACACCGATGCTCCATCAACCAACAACGTTGGTAGCTCCGGCTCATTCACCACGCCGACCGCGCCAACGCTCACATCTGGCGGTGTTGGTAGTGGCACGACCGTTTTCGACTACCTGATTATCCTCAACCAGAACCTGACACAGCAGGCAGTGCCGAAGACTGGCAGGTGGTGCGTCGTGCCTCCCTGGGTGACAACCTACCTCCTGCTCGACCCGCGCTTTAGCGCCTACAACACCGACGTAGGCCGCGCGACCATCGCGAGCGGCAAACTCGATGCGGCAGGCGGTGCGCTGAATGGCGCCTACCTCGGTAGCATCTTCGGCATGGACGTGTACGAGTCCTTGAACGCCAAGAACTTAGGCGGTACTCCTGGAACCGCAGGCTCTCAGGACGTGGTACTCGCTGGTCACAAAATGGCGATCACCAAGGCCATCGGACTCACCAAGACCGAAGCCTACCGGCCACCTCTGCGCTTTGCAGACGCCGTGAAGGGCTTATGTCTCTATGGTGCGAAAACTGTACGACCGTATGCATTAGCTGCTGCTTATCTACAGCATCCATAATCTGAGAAAGGAGATAAGACAATGGCTAGGACAAACATCACCGCGACTGTACTGGCTACCAATGGCGCAATCGTGAACATGCTCAACGATGGCACCAACTTCTCGGCGACTGATAACACAAACGGAAACAGCATCACCATCACCAATACTGGCGTACCGGCGGCGGCTGGCTTCAACCAGTTAATCCTTCTGGTGCTCAACACCAACGGTACAGGTCGCACTGTTACCATACGCGGCGCAAGTTCTGATGGTGGCAACGCCAAGACCGGGGCTGGAGCGAATACCGACTTCTATGCAGCCGTGCCGGGCTTCGAGGGTGCAAAAGGCGACCTGACCAGTGGCGCCATGACTGCCACAACAGGACTTGGCATCTTCGGGCCGTTTGACCCGGCGCGCTTCGTTCAGCCTGACGGTACGATAAGCGTGGACTATAGCGGCGCAACCGGCTTTGTCAAGGCGCTTCTGGTGCCGCGAGCGGTCTATTAATGTGGATTAAACACGGCAACCCTCAATGCGGCGTCCTGTTCGTCAGAGACGACGATCAGGTGCTCATTGAGCGGTTGCTGAGTGAAGGCGGCGAAGTGGTCGAGGCGCCAATGCCTGTCGTGGAGAAAGTGAATGGCAGTCAGAAGCACGATGAGCCAATTGATAGCACGCACAAGGCTCATGATTCAGGACACAGCAGGAGCAAGCCAGTTCTTTCAAGATCAGGACATTCAAGACACGCTCGATGAGTACCGCGACTTTATACGGTACGAGACGCTGAAAATCGCGCCAACGATCTTGAATGCGGCTAGCACCAGCAATACGCCGGTCACGATCTTTGCTGACTACTTCAGTACCTACCAGTGGTGGGAATCAGATGTAGTGCTGCAAGGCAACAACGTCTCGACGACTGCTAGTTGGGTCGTGCTGACACCTGTCACGTCTGACTACATCAATGGGCATTGGCAATTCGAGTCGAACATCTTCACGGCTGGCACGGCGCCCGGTCAATATCCTCCTGTCTTCGCGACAGGGCAGGTCTATGACCTCAACTGGGCGGCTGCCGACTTACTGGAATACTGGGCTTTGTCGTTTGCAGGCGCTTACGACATCACCGTTGACGGCCAAAGTATGCGGAGGTCTCAACTCATGACGGCCAAGCAAGCGGCATCTGAGTATTTCAGGAAGAAATGCAAACCGAGGCAGGCGAAGATGCACAGGAACGATATACAGGCGGAGACACGCGCAAGGCGCTTTAGATTGCTTGATAGTGACGACATATTAAAAGGAGCGTAAATGGCAACGGCGGTGCATCACCATCACCATCATGGACACCACCATCACCACACGCACCATCATATGCATCACCATCACGCGCATCATAAGCACCATATGCACCATCACCACCATGTACATCACCACCATCACGGCCACCATAAGCATCATGCACATCACTAGGAGGCGTTAAGTGTCGGTTTCAGCGAGCGAGTTGGCAAGCATACAAAGCGAGGCGGCCAAGTGGGTATGCAACATGGCGTGTACGATCTGGCGCGACGTATCGGCTGGCACTCCGTCAACGCAGGACATCTACGGCTCTAGCACGTCGAGCAATGTCAACACGGCAAGCTACAGCCTGGTGACGACAACGACCTGCGGTGTGTCACAGCCAAGCGGCACGCACTTGCAGAACTATGATTTCTTGATTGGCGCTGAAGCCTCCTGGTTGGCGCATGTGCCGGTTGGCACAAATATACAGGAACGCGATCATATCGTGACGGGCGGCCCGTTACCTGCGAGCAACCAGTATCCGTCAAGCACGCTCTACCCTGACATCGCGCAGATACTGGAGGTGCATGTGGTACTCACGCCTCGCTCATATCCGGCTCTCTTAGATGTGCTTTGTGCGGAGATCAAATAGATGGCAGACTTTAACCACTTTCCACAGGCAGCCGAGGCATTCCATAAGGCACTCTCGCAGGCCGTGAGAAAGACAGCCTTTGATATCCAGGGCCATGCTGCAAGCACGGCGCCAATTGATACCGGCTTCCTTAGAAATAGCATCTACGTGGTGACGCACGACGAGAGCACGTATGGCAACGCTTCGCCGTCAAAGGAAGGCTCCTATCTCTTGCCTGAAATAGACAAGGCTGAAAGCGATACCGAGGCATGGATAGCGGTCGGCGCCAACTACGGTATCTACCTGGAGATGGGTACAAGGTTCATGCCAGCCAAGCCCTATCTCGCGCCAGCCGTTGAGAGCGTGCGCCCAACCTTTGAGGATGCACTCGGCAGGATTGAGGAAGCCATGAAAGCGCAGGGCTTATGAGCAACTACAACGAGCAGATGCTCGCGCATATCTGGCTGATCCAGCAGCTAGGCGCAGACTCGACATTGCTCTCATATGCGCCCGGTGGCGTGTGGCGTGGCATGGCGCCAGCAGGCGAGGCTACGCCATTCGTGATTATCAGCCATCAGTCAGGTCAAGATAGCCTGACCAATTTCGGCTATCGCGTGCTCACGACGATGACGTTTCAGGTGAAGGCGGTCGGGCCTGCGTCGGCGACAACGGCTATCAATAGCGCAGCCGCTCGTATAGATGCGCTCCTTGGCTCGCCTCCTGGTAGGGCTGCAGGCGGCCCAATCGTAGTGTCATCCGTGCAGGAAGGCCAGATGTACGCCATTTATCGCGAGCAGCCTTTCGTACTCGACGAGATCGTGAACGGCGAATTGTGGACGAATATCGGAGGACTTTACAGGTGTCAAGTGGGGCAAGTTGCCTCATAGGAGATAAATAGAAATGACTTGGACAGCAGAACGTACTACCATCAATCAGGTGGTCAACATCGGCGCAGAGGCGACGACCGCACTTGGTACCAATGTCTCAGCAAGCAAACGTCTGACCTGCTTTGATTGGACGTTTGGCATCGCCGCTGATGTCAAGATGTATCGGCCAACTGGTCACAAGTACAGCACCATTCAAGAGGAAAACATGGAATGGGTTGACTGGACGATGGCGGGCGCAATGGACTACAACGGCACGATTTATCCGCTTGGAGGCATCATGGGCAGCGTCTCGCCTGTGGCGCACGGTGCCAGTAGCACGGCAAAGGACTGGGTATTTACGCCGCCAATCGTGCAACCTAGCGTCGTACCGCAGACCTACACCATCGAGCAAGGCGACTCGATCAGAGCGCACAAATTGACGTATAGCCTCTGCAACTCGTGGGGTTACACCATGAGCCGTAAAGATACCAGCATCAACGGCAAAGGCTTAGGGCTTGCCATCAGCGACGGTATCACCTTAACCAGCAACCCGACGACGGTGGCCCTTGCGCCAGTAGTCGGCAAGCATGTGAACGTGTACCTTGACTCGACGAGCGGCGCCCTCGGCACCACGCAACTCACGCGCTCATTCCAGATTGATTATATGTTTGATGGCGTGTATGGGCCGTTCTATCCGCTCAATCGTGCAAACCTGTCGTATACCGGCCATGTCGATCTGGCGCCTAAAACGACTCTCGGGTTGCTGGTAGAGGCCGACAGCACCGGCATGGGAGAACTCACCAACTTGCAGACAGGCTCGACACAGTTTATGCGCGTGAATGCACAGGGCTTGATTATCGACAACCTGCAAACGTTGACCATCGGCGGCGGCGCGACAGGTGGAACGTTTACGCTCAGTTACAAGGGAGTAACAACCAGCAACATCACGTATAGCGCGACGCTGGCGGCCTCAGTGGTCAATACAGCATTTCAAGGACTCTCTACCGTCGGCGCCAATTGTACTGTTACCGGCTCCAACGGCGGCCCTTATACCTTCACCTTTAGCGGCGCACTGGCCTCGGACATGACGGCGGTGGTAGCGACCAATACAGGACTGACCGGCGGCACGCCAACGATCACGATGGTAGCCCAGGCGTACAACATCTTCCAGCACGACATGGCCTTGAAAGTCAGCAAGGTCAACCCGTTCAAGGATGAGCAAGGAATTTATGCGGTTAAATGGGAATTTGAAATTGTGGAAGATGCGACCTGGGGCAAGGCGCAGACGATCACCGTCACCAACCTAATCACAGCACTATAGAAAGGTAAACCATGCCAGTAACACTTAGCAAGATGGCGGCGCGAGAAGCGCCACTGAGCATCACCGGCGGCCCTTTGGGCGAGGATAGCATCAACCTTGTGTACTATCCCAACAAACTCACCACAGCCGCAGTCAACCAGTTTGACCAGGGGCTTGACGGCATGAATCAGACACTCTCTGAGATCATTAAATCCTGGGACGTAACCGACGACGACGGCAACCCGTATCCAATCACGCCCGATAGCCTTCAGGCGCTCGGCATCGGCGTGGTGCGACTCGTGGGCATGGCTATTGTGGAGGACTTGCGCCCAAACTAGATAGCGGCTCAGAGATAGCGAACCTGAGCCGTTACCTTGTACTTTCAGCCAAAGGCGTATCGGCTTCTCAATACACCTGCCCTGACTGGTATAGTTACGCACTGGCGGCCAAATGGCTCGGCTGCACGCCAGTCGATGATATCCCGGTCTGGTGGATTGACCGCGCCGTGATAGCCATGAGCGCGGAGAACAAAGCGAGCAAGCAACTAAACGAGACGAAGTAAGTAAATGGTCATACAAGCGGCACAACTGAGCGTCAAGGTATCGGCAGACGGCGCAGATCAGACTATTAGTAAGGTCAAGAGCGTCGGTGATGCCGTTGACCAAGAGCAGAAACGCACCAACCAGGCGGCGAAGGACTTGCACACAGGGTTAAGCAACACCTTCAAGACGCTGGCCTTCGCCGTTGGTGGCGGCGCGCTCGCTGCTGGCTTCCTCGGCGGCAAGGCCGTCGGCATGGCTGGCGACTTCCAACAATCCATGACGCAACTTGTCACAGGCGCAGGTGAATCGCAGAAAAACTTAGGGCAGGTATCACAAGGTATCCTCGACATGGCGGTGAAGACTGGCACGGCGACGAGAGATTTAGCCGCAGGCATGTATATGATCGAGTCGGCAGGCTATCACGGCGCGGCTGGCCTCAAGGTACTGCAAGCGGCGGCAGAGGGCGCCAAGGTTGGCAACGCCGATTTAGCCACCGTTGCCAATGGCGTCACTACCATTATGACCGACTACGCCAAGACCGGCATCACGGCATCGCAGGCGACCAACATTCTTGTTGCCACCGTTGCGAGCGGTAAGACACATATGACCGATCTGGCGGCTGCCCTTTCCACCATCCTGCCAACCTCATCGGCGGTCGGTGTCTCGATGAAGGACACGGCTGCGGCAATGGCGACCATGACCGGCGAAGGCACGGCTGCGGCTGACGCTTCCACCTATTTACGGCAGTTGTTGATGTCACTCGAAGCGCCTGCAAGTAAGACCGTCAAGCAATTCAAGGAGATTGGCCTCTCAGCAGATGATGTAGCCAAAGAGATGAAGGTGTCACTGCCTGACACCTTGCAGATGATCGAAGACCACCTGGCAAAAGTCTATAAGGAAGGCTCACCGCAATACGTTGACGCCTTGAAGAATATCGCAGGCGGTGCTAGGCAGATGGAAGGCATACTTCAGTTGACAGGCTCGCATCTGCAAGTCTTTAAGGACAATCTAGCGGGAATCAGCGATGCCGTGAAAAAGGGCGGCGATGCGATCACTGGATGGAATAAGGTACAAGGTGACTTCAACTTCCAGATGGACAAGGCCAAGGCGGTACTAGAGACTGTAGGTATCACGATTGGACGCGCGCTTCTCCCGACCGTGACTGATTTCCTGCAAAAAGGGGTCATTCCCCTGGCTCAGAGATTTCAGGATTGGCTCACCAAAGGCGGCGGCTTACAGGACTTCCAGACGGTTATCACGAACATTGCTAACTTCTTCCAGAATGAATTGATACCGGCCTTTACGACATTCCTGAATCAGGACATCGTACCGCTTGCTCAAGGTGTGGCTACCCTCTGGCAAGGCGCCGTCAATCTCTTCCAGGCATTCCAGCAAGGGCAGCCATATGCCGATGCCGTAGCCATCGCGCTCGGTACACTCGGCTCTGCCATCGCGCTCATTAAGATCGAGGAATTCGCGGCAGGCTTCCTCAACGCCTTTGCTGACCTGGCATCAGGGCAGGGCATTATTTACAATCTGGCGAACGAGATGCTGCCAGAACTTACGCAGGCGCTCGGCTTCACGAAAACTGCGGCGGTCGAGACAAGCGCGGCGGTTGAGGGCATCGGCACGGCCAGCGCGGTGGCTGAGACGACGGTAACGGCTTCCTCGGCGGCTATGGCACTCGCGCTAGGAGTGGCGACGGCAGGTATTAGCTTGCTCGTTGGCGCCGCGATTGCTGGCATAGCGGCCTCGGCGGTCACAGGGCAAAACGCCATGAGTAAGGCCACGCAGCAAGCCTATGACTCACTTGGCAAGTCAGCCGACGACATGAAGGCTAAGTCGCAGGCAGACGCGGCAGAAACGCAAGTCACCTGGCAAAATACCGGCGATGCACTGGCAGGTCGATGGCAACGAGCGGGAGAACAGATGGCGAAATCGTCAGCCGATGCACGCGCCAAGTTCATTATAGACCAACAGAAGATGGCAGACGCAGCAGAGGCGGCGGCGCAACGTGCAGATGCCGCCTGGGGACGTGCTTCACAAGCAATGGATATCGTAGGCTTGTTGAGAGCGTCAGGCTGGACAGATATGCAAATCGCGAAGTACCTGGGCCAAAATGTCTCATCGAATACCGGCACGACGCTTAATACCGGCCAGCATATCGGCGCACACGCTGCCGGTATCCTTAACAATCCGACAGGACACTGGGCAATGGTCGGCGAGCGCGGCCCTGAACTGATGCACGTGCCGCAAGGCGCCTCCATCCTACCCAACGGCATGACGCCTGCCGATCTTGGCGGCGCAGGCTCCAACCAGCCGATCATGCTCTCCATCGATGGCGTGCAATTCGCGCGCGTCGTGATGCCGTACTTGACCAACCAGATACGCTATAGCGTCGGATCGGTAGGGTGGTAGTATGACCGTAACCTATACACTTCTGCCAGGACAGCGTCTGATAAACGGCGTGAGCAATTATCTCTTCGGCACCAACCTGGCGCAGCACATCAACAATCATGGCATCTACACCACGCCTGCCATCCAGCAGCAAATCAAGAATGCTGGCTTTACGGTGATGCGCTGCGGTGTTGCAGACGGCGCCGCCGACTCGGCGATTGACAGCATGGTGCAGGCGGTGCAAGCATGTGGATGCGTGCCGCTTGTCAACCTCTCGCTCACCAACCTCTCTTACAATGAACATGTACTCACGTACCTTCAGGCCAACTGGCCGACGTTCAACTGCAAGATGTACGAGATCGGCAACGAGCCAAATGGCGCAGGCGCTGGCTACCTCACCGGCCACCAATACTACACTGATTGGGCGGCCCAGGTGCCAACGCTGCGCGGCTTTGCGCCTGCTGGCTCATTCTTCATCGGGCCAGTCACGACGCACGCTGCCGTCGCTACCACCTTCTTTACCGACTGGCTCAACGACTGCGTATCGGCAGGAGGTCAGGCCATCTTACCCGACGCGATCAGTTGGCACTACTACCCGTGTACCGGCAAATCGCAAGCAACCTGCACCACGCTCTCAACCGACTTCTCAACCAAGAAAACGACGGTGGACGGCTACGTGCATACGGCGCTAGGCTACTACTTGCCGCAGTGCCTGACCGAGTGGAATGTCGGCGGCGGCAAGCCTCCACCGGCCTATACACAGGATTTTACCTATGTCTCGACCTGGGTACACACGGCGATTGATAACATGGTCTCGGCAGGCTTCGCCCTTGCCATGCAATTCGAGGCAGGAACAGGTGAGGGCGGCACGCTTATCAGTGGCGCGGGCGCAGGCGCAGGCGGGCTTGACCTTATCTATGATATAGCGCCATATAATCCAGGGCCAGACTTCCAGCCGATTGTCGATAAGATCAAGCAGTACGTCGGCGCCAACGTTACGCCAATATCGCGCTCGGCCAATAGCTTGACATTCTCTGGCACCGTTGGCGGCTCCAACCCGGCCAGCCAAACGCTCTCGATTTACAACAACACAACTGCCGCGCTCAGTTACACGGCGTCGAGTACGTCAACCTGGCTCTCAGTCTCGCCGACGTTTGCCAGGCTCACCGCTAACGCTACTGGTACATCAACCTTGAACGTGTCGCTCTCAGGTTTAACGTCCGGCACCTATGTAGGCGTTATCACCTATACGAGCGGCTTCTATAGCGTGCAGACGACCGTTACGTTAAACGTCTCAGGCTCAGGAGGAGGAGGCGGCGGCGGCGGCGGCGGCGGCGGCGGCGGTGG